CGCCCGGACTACCGGACTCGCGTCCGCAGTGGTGTCGAGTGGCAACGCGACATCTACGCCGGGACTAACGATGAGGCCGAGGTGGAAGAGACCTACATCTGCAAAATGGACCGGCAGTTCGGTGACCCGTTCGCCTACCATGAGTGGTGCCGGCTTGGCTCCACTGCTCCAGTTAAAGTCATGATTGTGTATACTGGTGCTCCTAACCCCACTCTTTGCGCCGGGGTAGGAGATCAGCTAGCCCTGATAACCCTCGGCCGCGGCTCCGAACACATCGACGATGAGAATTATGAGTATGGCACGGAGGCGGAACTTGAGCCCGGCCTGTTCATCGCGGGCCAAGACATGGGGGTAGCTATTGACTGGGTCGGAGTCAAAGTAGTCGGGAAACAAGTCCCCGGAGGCACCATCACATGCTGGTCGGACATGGATATGAGTGACGAGTGGTCACCTATGAAGTCCTCCATAGACGGCCCCGGTAAGGTGAGCATTGAGGACGAGGGTTGGTTCTCCACAATTCGATTCAATCCGCCTAACCTCGTAGGCCATGCCCCGCAGTTCCGCCTCACCGCTACCATGCCAGCTGGCCAAAAGGGCCGGAACCGGACTGAGATCTATGAGGTATGGGCTTTTGGTAACATCCGGCCTGAGAACACTGACATGATTATCGTCGATGTCTACGCCTCCAAGCAGTCCCGTGTTCGTGGGCTCTTCCAGGGTCGCAAGAAGAATACGTGGAGTAGCCTCCGCGACATCTATCGGGATGGGCGGATAGTGGAGCTCAAAGTTCCCGGCTACGGCGACGGGGAGCGGGTGCGAGCCAAGCTTATAGCTATTGAATCCGCCAACCTATCCACCACCGGGGAGACTTCTACTGAGGTACCCACTAACAGCCTCCGCCTAACCTTCCGCCGAGTGGACTTTTCGGGGGAGCTGAATGTCATCACCTGAGCCATCTTTCGACCAAGTCCACGAGCGCATTGACGCTCTCGAGCGCTGGGCCAAAGAGCATAACGGCCCGGAAGGAGGTAAGACGAGCCTGAACTACCCACACACCGGGGTAGTATACCTTGACAAGAATGGTATGATACCCATAGACCTCATCCCGCCATCCGCGATTGCCCGCTACTTGTACTACTTATAGGAGTTACCATGTCCACTGATGCTCAAGCCATCTTCTTCTTTATAGCCGCGCTGGGATGCCTGTTGGCCTCCTTCTGGGGCTACTGGACACCCACCAACCGAGCTCACTTCTACCTCGGCTTCCACCCCGGCTGGCTGGGGCTCGCATCCTTCTGCTTCGTGTTCTTCTGGATTGCGGTGAAGGCATGACCGAGCCCACTGTCCGCTTCCGGTTTGCGCCGGTTAGTGATGGCATTAGTGGCAACTTCGCTGACTGGTACGGGAGCTACCAGCACCGCGGCACCGACTTTGCCTCACCTATGCAGACCCCGGTGTATGCCCCGGCGGCTGGACGTGTAGTCGCCCCGGTCAACGACGGGAGCTTCGGCTACGCCGTCTGCATCGACCACGGCGACGGGTGGTTTACACTCTACGCGCATCTGTCCTATGTCAGCGTTGGCGTTGGGGACTGGGTTGAGCCCGGCTACATCCTTGGGCTAACCGGTAACTCCGGGTGGAATTCCTCGGGTCAGTCCCTCGGCTACGCCCCACATTTGCACTGGCAGTTCTGTGACTCAAAATCGTTCCCGGTTGACATCAGCCACAGCCGAGACCCAATGCTCTACATCGTGGAGGTAGAAGATATGACCGAGGCGGAAGTGCTGGAGTTAATCAACCAGCTCAAATCCAATGGAGACCTCGCAAGCACAACTGACGTGTTGGCCTGCGTTGCTCAAATCGCCGGAAGCGAAACGCTCACCTACACCGACATACCGCGTGTAGAAGCGGCTCGCGCAGCAATGGGGAATCTCCCCGCCACAGGTCAGGAGACTGTCATGTACGACCCAGAACCAGACACCCCAGAGCCGGACCCAACCGAGCCGGACCCAGACGATCCTGAGGAGGACGAAGATGACTAGCCCCAGCACCAAACCTGTCGAACACAAGGACGCTCCGGAGCCCAAAGAGGACCCCAAGAGGGACACCCGCAGCGAAGGCGACAACGCCCCAACCGGACCTGATCATCCAGAACCCGTATCCCACCTCCACGACACTCCCCGGCCAGTCGTTGGGGAGACGGCAACTGAGATCAACGAGCGCCATGCCCGTGAGGCCTTGGAAGGTGCGCCGGTGGCGAAGGAGGAGTAAGGCCCGCCACAACATCCCCAACGGTTATTCCGGCCCGAAGCGGCCTACGGCGGTACATCCCATCGTAGGTCGCTTTTCAACATCGTCAACGATTGTTTTCCAGCCCTGCAAAGCACCTCTTACACCGCTGATTGAGTGGTTCCGCATCAGACCAAACCCAGTCCGGCTTAATCTTCCAGCCGCAGGCCGTGTAGGTTTCCCGTTCAGTCACTATCGCATACGTCCTGTGGACCTTGCTCTTAGCCCCGGGGCTCCAAACGTACTTCTTCATTTCCAGATATGTCCTTCGCTTGTGCTGAATGGCGTATGCATCTCCGGGTGAATCCAGCTGAGCTCATCGGGTATCTCATACTTGCCATCAAGTAGGTACTCATCGTGCACCTGCAGTTTCATGTCCATCCCCCAGCTATCAATCAGCAGCATCCCCTTCTTCACCACGGTAGCCGCCGCTGATTGAATCGGATAGTTGACTGCACACTTAGACACATGTGCCCCGAATGCCCTCTTGTTGTATCCCTTGGCTACCATCTCCGGACTAGCTTCCGGCAGCCGCATCCTCCGGCCCCAGATGGTGTCCTCAACCCACTCCCCGTTGTGCCCGTAGAATTGCCCGTCTATCCACCGTTGGGCTCCTCCGTAAAGTTCTCTAAATGCTCCACGGATAGCCGGTACTTTTGCCAGTGGAATGTGGGCTCTTTTACTGATGACTTTATCCGCAGCTCCGTAGACCATGCTGAAGTTCCCTGTCTTTCCAGCGTCACGGGGAACACCTGCCCGTTGAGCTGTAAGACTATGCAGATCTTCTCCATTTTTGTAAGCCTCCATCATGACCCTATCCCGGCTGACAAAAGCCAGGGTTCGTAGCTCAATCTGTCCATGGTCGGGCCACATCCAGTTCCCACTGTCAGGCCGGAAGATTTGTCTCATATCCGGAGGGATATTCTGAAGATTTCGATTAGTACTATCCCAATCGTTAAGCTTCCCACTAGCCAGCCTCCCAGTAGCAAGGTCCAGCCGAAAATGCGTATAGGCCCGCTCCTTCCCAATCCACGGCTCCACATACGTGCTGAGCAGCTTCGCCTTGCCCCGGTAGTCCAAGACGGTCGCTGCAAGAGGATCGTCAAGTTCCTCCAGAATCTCATTGTCCGTCCTTAGCTGTCGTTTACTCTTAGTAAGCGGTAGATGGTTCCCCCTTCCGGCGAGTATAAACCCAACCTGAAACGGACTGGAAACCATAAACCCCTCTTCGGCACACTCCCGTTCAATGCGACCCACCTCGTACCTAAGTGCCTCGTGTTTTTCCTCAAGGATGCCTTGTCTAAGTGCCAGTCCCTTCCGCTCAATTCTTCGTAGAAGAGGAACAAGTCTTCTATCCGTCTCATAGCAATCCCGTTGGGCCGGTAGAAGTCTTTCAGTGGCCCACTCATACGCAGCCCATGTTGTCCGGCAGTCATTCAGGCACTTCTCCGCAACTCTATGAAACGGCACATCGAGCATGTTGCGACAGTGGAACTCCTCAAACAAGCTCTTAATGGAGAACAGGTCGTCAGCTCCAAGGTAATCTTCTCCAATCCTTTGCAGTCCCCCCGGTAACCCCATGACCTTAGCCATGATTTCCGCGTCCTGAATATTCTCATCGTCAGGCGGGGTCAGCCCCTCACCTTCCGCCAGCATATCAAATACGGGGAGGTCGAAGTTCCCTCCATTGAAGTAGATCTTGAGTCTACCCGTATCAGCTAGTATCCCCATCAGCTCGGGAACAAACTCATCCATGTCGGGGAAGACCTCGAAGTACCCGCCTATGTTCCCGGCCACGTAGACGCCGATGCCTATGCAGGTGTAATCCTTGGTATCTACGGTCTCCGTATCTACCGCGAATTGCCCGGCAGTTCGTATCCGCTCTATTACATAGTCCTCGGGCCCACCCCTAAGTACCCTCATGGCCCTGTATCCGTTCTCCCACAGGATTTGCAAACAATTAGTACCATCATAAAGCCCTGCCTTTCATAGCAACAGCTCGGATGCAGTCCAATCCAGCACAGCATTAGTGAAAATCTCCCATGCTTATGCATCGCAGCCCTCCTGACAGACACACCCCAAGCCGACTCCGCATATCCATTTAGTGTCGGACCACCCTTTGTAGTGGGTGCTTGCAAAGCGCTCTGAGTATGGCGTCCTCCCGTATCCCATGCGGATAGCCCTCGCGAACCCGCTTAACGAGGTCACCGTGTCTGATGAGTAGGGCATCGGTGCTTCTCCATCGTCGGGTGTAAGACTCAGTATGTCCACATGGTAGGCAACCAGCCCGATAGTCAATCACTTTTCCTTCCTCATGATGATGATGTCCTCGTCAAGCACGACCTCGGAGCCCAAGCTTAGGTTGACGTTGGCCTGCAATGTCTTTGGCGGCTCCCATTTGTCCAGCATCTCGACCCTCATCCCCAGCTTCCGGAGCGTCCCGATGATGGAGTCAATGTACAGCACCCTTTCCCCGCCGGAGATCCTATCTCGATGCGTAATCGTCAGTGTGCCGCCCGGCCTCAGGCTGTCCACCATGAGCTTATAGACCTTCTGCATGACCTGCTTGTACACAAACGGAGGGAACTTGCCAATGTTCTGAGTGCTCTGCGCGTACTGGGCCATCTCCGCCTGATTCTTCGCGGCCATGGCTCTGTCCCCGCCCGTAGACAGCTTGCGCGTACTCGTCTCTACCCCTTCGGATTCGGCCCCGCTGTACAGATCATTCCCATACGGCGGGCTCGTAATGATGTGGTCGCAGGGGACGGGCATCGCCAGTCGATTGTCTCCGTGTATCAAGAGCATCCGGCCAACATCAGGGCGATTACTAAGCTCATCAATACAGCGTCGTACAATGCCAGCATAATAATCCTCAATCTCCATGAGGATAACATTACGACCGAGAGTAGCAGAAAGCAGAGTAGTGCCCACTCCCCCAAAAGGATCCAGTATTGTATCACCGACCTGAGAAACATACTCGCAAATGTCCTTGTGGAGATGCGCCTGTTGCTTAGCCGGATGGGTCATTACGAGGTCGGTCAACTCCTCGCTGAACATGCTCCGGCGTAGTTGGGTGTCTCGTGGATATTGCAGCCATCCTTTCTCATTACGTTCCCGGCCCTCAGCGAATATCTTTGTCACTTCGCAGCTCCTGTACCGCTTCCAAACCCCTATTCCTCAGGGTAACGTACCACTCAATCGTTATCAGCCCATGTCTATCCGGGTGCAGCGCCTCGACCAACTGCTCCACCAGTTCGGCTATTTCCCGTTTCCTTTGTTGTCTCATATCCCTCTAACCTTTCCATCAGCGCATCCCACGCCATGCGCCTGAAGCAGTTCTTGCAGAACTCCAACCGCCTCCCGGCATCCAGGTCCGTATCCTCGCTCAGCATCTCGGCGCCGCAGTAGGTCTGCACCCGGTAGCTCTTCTTGGTCCCTACGTAGGGGATGACCTCGACCCCCGCATGATACTTCTTTCCTTTCGGTGTAACTCCGTAGTGCTCAGACCTCCTCATTCGTTTCAAGTAGCACCTCCCCGCAGTGTGGGCATCTGCCCAAAGTCTGAATCTCCCGGAAGTATTCCTGTTTACACTCCGCGCTACAGAATCTCTTCCTTGCACGCGCCGTAAGGAAACCTGTACTGCACCTTGGCAGGGCGCAGACTTTCTCCTCTTGTTCCTTGGCTATGTAGCTCACCATGTATCTCCAGTATCCACATCGTCACCTCGTCCTTGATTTCCATCTGTCCGAAGTCCACGATGATTAGTTCTTCAGTTGCCCCGGCAACCTCATGCCTATAGACCGCGCCCCCGTAGCGTTTCTCCACCGCTATTGGCTTTCCGCAGAAGCAGACCACCGCGAAGTTATCAGACATCTGTTCTCCCAATTCGCCGGAGAAGGTTTGTGCTCAGTGTAGGCCCAATACCGGGGACGCTTTGTAGTTCCCTCGGACTCGCATTGAGTACATTCCAGACAGTCGTAAACTTGGCTATCAGGGCCTCGCACTTCACCTCCCCCAATCCGGGTAGCAGCCCCATGAGCTGCATCACCTGCGGATTCGGATAGAAAGTCACCTTCTTAAAGTACCGGCTAAACGTGTGATGCTCCTCCGGCGCCTTCTGGTCCTGCTTGTAGGCCTGCACGAGAAACTGACAGGTCGCTTCGTAGTTGGGGGTCTGGAACACCTCCACGTATTCACTCGCGTTGTACAGAAAGGCGTAGATCCTGGCTATCCGTGTACCGGACCTGAACCCATGCACATAGACACTCCCTTGCTTTGCCTTTTGCAGCACATAGACCCCGTCCACCTGCGGGTCAATCTGTCCTTCGAGCAAGAACAGCAACCTATCACTTGGCCGGTTCTTCATGTGGCGGCGGAGTTGGTCCTCAACCGCATCCACATTGCTCAGTATCTCGCCCCACGTTTTCCGCTCCACCTGCGTATGCCCACCGTCCTCCCGGAGCCACCGGTAGTCCGCGTAAAGTGCTTCGTTCAGCGCCTCCGTTACCGTTGGCACCACCGGCATGACGAGCGTGAGGAATTTCTCAATCGGCTCATTGACATCCACTACTAGCGTCATGGCTTCGCATCCCGGAGCTCAATCGTGTTGACCTCGCCCTCAATCAGCCTGTGATAGTCCGCTTCGGTCGTGCGCCCCAAGCAGTAGATACAGAAGTACTCGTAGTCTATATCCGGTATCGCCCGGAACTCGTGCGTCATGTCGTAGAAGGGTGCAAAGGCTATCTGCACGCCCTTCGTCTGGCCGAGCAGCCCCTCCCTCGGCTGTGGAATAATCCCACCGAAGGCGGGACGCTGTATTCTGCATAGTGTCCTCTCAAGCACTGACCAGCTCCCTTCTTGGAAAGGCCGGGCCATGCCAGCCGACCTCAATCATGTTCATCACCCTGTCCCATGTAGCATTGTTGATGCTCTTCCCCTCCATGTCCAGATTCTGGCCACACTTAAGGAACGTGCTCGTCAGCGTCGTCCCCTTCTTCGTATTTCTTAGGCTGACATCCACGTATCTCGCCGTGTCCCTCATGCCATCTGTCTCAAGCGTCCCGTCCGCAACTGATTCCAGTTGCCCGTTCTTGGTGACCTGCACGTAGTGGTCCCGGAGGTGATGAGTAACCACCATGTTCTTCCCAATAGCTTTCGCGTACTGGTAGATGTTACGAATCCCCTCATTGGGTCTCCCGTACTCGATCTGAATCAGCTGCTTCCGGTGCCCATCGCTCTTCACGTTCATCTCTTCCAGATACGCATCGCACTTGTTCCGGTAGCACAGCGTCATGGTATCAATGCTAACCGTCTGCACCGTATCGCTCTGCATGGCCGAGACAAACACCTGCTGAAAGTAGGCCCATTGAGCGATGTACCCCTCGATATGATTGATGTCCATTTGAATCGGACTGGGCAGCTCATACACAGTGATGTCGTTGCCCTCGAAAGGCTCGAAGTCAATCTTATCCACCTGAAAGTTGCCGCCGACCCAGCTTACCTTCGGCTTCTTATACTTGTGGACTACGACTGAGTGCTCCTTCACAAACTGCGGGTGAAGTTTTCCGTACAGTGCCCGCTCATGCCCCATGTCAAAGCTAAACACCACCAGCGGAAGTGGCGCGGTCAGTGCAACCGAACTCTTCCCGGTCGATTCGCCTCCTTCAACTGACACAATCATAGCCCTTGCCCCGCCTTCACGTCACAGATCATCTTGTACTGGCACCCCTTGCACTCGTATTCCTCGTTATACCTGAACGCCTCCGGGGAGCGCTTCAGCTCTTTCGCTTTCAGCCACACATCCCGCCTGTGTTTCATCCACTCCCAATGGACATCCAGCTCAATCCCGTCATACTCCACCCGGTACACCTTGAACTCTCCCGGGATGAGAAAGATGACGGCCACGTCGAGGAAGCTAACCCCGGTTGCCTTGGCGTAGCTCTTGGTCTGCCGCAGCCACCGGTCGGAGAACTTCTCCTCGGTCCGATTCACAGAGGCCCTTGTAGACTTGACCTCAATGAGGCCTCCATCAAGGCTATCCACATGATAAAATATGCCGTCCTTCTGGCCAGCAACCGGGTTCTCCTTCCGCCGCGTCAGCAGTGCGCCCTCCAAACCCAAGCCGACTAGAAAGTACACCTTCGTCTGGTCGGTGTATTCCAGTTTGGACCCAAGTTCGGAGTTGTAGTAGGTCTTCGTGAGACAATCAATAAGGTCAGTAACAGAAGGATGCTGAGCGCTACGGTCTTCACTGATCCCCTCCATCATCTCGGCCAGCAATGTACTGGTTAACTCTTGGTTCTCCCTAATGAGCACCATCGCCCTCCCCAATCAGTTCCACAACTTTGGCGGCGAGGTCAGTGACTAGTTTATCACATGCCTCGAATTGTTCCCGATAGTATTGCCTTCTCTTCCGGGCTTGTTTAAGCTCCTGCATGAGAGTATCAAACTCCGGGTCGGCTTCTTTCCAGTTAAACGGGCTGCTTGTGGCAGTCATGAGCGCACCTCGCACTGTCTCCATTCGGCCAGAAGTTCTTGATGACTCCGGGGCAATGCTTACAGCGCCCATTCGCGCAGTCGGACATGAGTACTTCTCTTTCCATGAGGGTGTAGGGGCATCCGCCTGCCCCCATCTCCTTTCTTAGACCCGGTGGTAGATGCCGTTCGCATCTTCAGTGACCTTGCCAACAGTCACCAGATGCGGAAGCAGCTTCCGGTCAGTCGCCGCCTCAACAATGTCATTGAAGCCGGGGTAGCTCTTCAGAGCCTGTTCCGTGAACAGCCAGTCCAAGAACGCCTTGGAGTCCTTGCCATCCAACCCGTCCACAATCAGGTCCGTCAGGTCTTTCCCGCCTGTGTTCATGCCCTCGATGGCTACCACCTGCCAAGCGTCACCATCGACGACTCCCCACTTGACCTTCCCGGAGGCATCGAGGATATCTTCGCCTTCCGGGTCCCTCAGTGGCATCCGCAGCTTAGCCGGCTTGTAGAACCATTCCTGCTTCTTGCCCACCAACAGATCCAGTCCATACCCCGTCTGCTCCGGCGGAACGAGGTCCCGCACGCTCTTCGTCCACGCGGCCCAGCGGGTGTCAGCCGCTGTGCTGTGAGGACTCGTCAGATCCGCAATGGGGAACGGGTAGGGCTCGTGGCTCTCAATCACCACCACGTCATTGAAGTAGAACTTCACGGACTGGCTCTGCTTCGTCCGGCCGTAGTCCGGGTTCGGCTCGTTGATGATAGCCTCATGCTTATCCAGCACCGCAGTGAACCGGATGAGTGGGCTACGATTCTCCCGAGGGGCATCCAGGTTAATCGCCGGGAGCTGATTCGGTTGGGTCACTTAGTCACGCCTTTCCTGTATTGGGTCTGCGGCCAGTAATTAGCCGACAGACTGTATCGTTTCCTGACGTCGTTCCACGTCACTCGCTTTCCTTGACGACTCTCGAACTCAAGGTCTACTTCCCGGCGAACCCGGAGGACGTCTCGCATGTTCTGCCCGGCTGGTCCGAGCAGGTGATGGTTGATGAGGTCTCCTCCCTTACCGGGCACGGAGCTTCCCCGTGAAGATTTCTAGTTCCCTTTCTGTTGTGCAGAAGAAAACTACTTGGTTCCCTTTCCAGACGGTGAAGGGTTGGGCTCGGGCCGGGTACTCCACGATTTTGTACCCGTTTAGATTGTACATCCTCGGCTCCTTCTTTTCAGTCACTTTTACCCCAAATCAGCCAGGGCACAGTCCTCCTCCTCGTACGGATAAAGCTCCTGTTCCAGCACGAACCATACCGACCCGCAGCATTCACAGGTTACTTCCACAAGACAGTCCATTAGGATTTCCTCCACCCTCGGTCGCAGATGAAGCAGGGGGTTGTAGCTACTACGCACCCGCAAACTCCACATTTGTACCACGGGAGCCGCGCTAAATAGCACTTCCCGCACATCTTGTTCAGTTCACATATGTTCCCCTCGTATGCCCAGAAGTATTCCGAGCAGATTATGCACTCGATGTCGTAGACTATCGGCACCCATCTAGAAGTGCCCACAACTACCGAACTGATTCCAGTGCCACCACGGGTTGCCCCGACTGACACCGTCGAGATACTTGGAGTAAGCCGCGGCTACATTCGCAGCCGGGTCGAACATGGCAGGATTACCTCCGATAATCTGGAACAGCCCAGTCGCGCTGCTTGCATTCTGCGCGTTCGTATTCCAGTGTGACTCACACCAGCTCACATCCAGCGCTTGTTGCACCGGCCAGTCATACTGGCTCAACAACGTCACTAGTTCCTCTGAAGGAATCGGGGAGACACTTGCAGCACTCACACTCCCGGATGGAAAGCTTAGAACCAGCCGGGTAGCAGGTGCTACAGTGGGAGTGTTCGTAGGCGTGGGTGATGGCATGACTTCCAAACCCAGCGGGTGCTGCATTATCCCCAGCACGGGTAGGGGGGTCGCTGTTCTCTGATTCTGCGGGGCTACTTGCCATGGCTCTTTCTCCGGGAAATTTGTTCCACAAGCGGTACTCAGTACCACCAGTGCGGTCACGATTGCTACTTTCATTTTACCTCACATGATGGGCATTGAAGGAAAGCTGATTATCCACCTCCATGTTACTATGAATAGATCCCACCAGAGGGTGCCCTGATGTAGACAGATATTCATCGCTTTGTATCCTCCCAGCCTTCGCGCTCGATAACCTCTGTCAGGCGGTCTACATTGGCCTCCGTGCCTGCGAGGGCGCTGCGTAGGCGAATCCCCCATGCCTCAACCTCTTGTTGCCACGAATAGGGGTGCCCCTGCGGGGGTTCCACCTGAGAGAGCAACAGTGCAGCCTCCCGCCCTAGCGTTCGCAGCCGCTCGGCCTCCAGCGCCATCACATCTAGATGCCGCTTCGCGTACTCCTCCGCTTGTGTCTGCCCTGAATTGAAGCATTCACAATCGTAGGGATACTCCTCGTGGAAATGAGCCAGCGCCATGTCCACCAACGCCGAAAGCTCACCCTGCACCATGCTCCCGAACACGGAGAACTCGCTTAACCGCTCGGTCTGTTCCCGCAGTTCCTGTAGCCGTTCAGCGTTCACCGGAACCTCCCAATCCTCTTACCCTTCGTGTAGACCTTCTTACCTCGTTGATTGCTCTCCTCCAGCTTAGCCTTGTGCCAACACTCATTGCAGACTCTTTCGACGGCCACCGCTGAGTCTTTCACGCACAGTGTAATCACACCGCACCTGATGCACTCAACATGGACCAGATTAGGATTCTCATCATCCGGTTGCAATGGCATACCTCCTCTCTTTGCGGGCCAAGTGGGGGGTAGAGCCCCACCTGACCCAAGACACGGGAGTGTCTCCTTAATCCTCGCCTTCCACAGGCAAGCCGGCCATCATGCTCGGGGAGATAGGGTTCAGCCCCCAGCTGTTGCTGTGCTTGTGCTGTTCTCGCCACTCAGCTACCATCTTGGCCCACTGGTCC